ACCAAACATCAATGTATACAAAATCTAAACTTTCGTCGTCTATTTGGTTTAACGCTTCATCATCTGTCATCTCTAAAAACTTAGCCTTTGACTCAAATCCAGACCATTTTACATTATGATGAGCATTTAGCTTCATAATTTCCATTTCTTTCTCATCAAAATGTTTTTCTTGTATACTATCAAAATGTTCTTTATAAGGATCAATAAGATACATAGTATCAATATTGCTACATTTTTGTAAAAAGCAACAGCTAACTTGTGCAGATAAAACTCCTACTTCTGCGCCTTTAATATTATTTCCCAGCTGATTTATTGGAAATACTAATGCTCCGACTTGATTATTATCAAATACATAAAAATTTGACATATTATTTTTCTCCTACATTTAAGTAAATATTTCCAGATACTGATATTCTGTAATCGTCACTGGTATAGAATGGATAAACGCAATGCATTAATTTATTTGGAAACATGCATATTACGCCTTCGTAACTACTATCTATTGGTAAATCTAAAATCCTAGGAGATCCTAAAATATCAGTATACGTAAATTGAAATAATGACGCTTGATTAGAATTAGAATGTTTGCCTGGGCCTTGTTCTTTTTCATCTTCTAAGCTGTAAGGAATTTTTACCCATATAACAAAACTCATAACTCCGGAGTGATTATGATTAGGATTAAATTCGTGTTTTTTTTGAAAGTTTACCCAAAGATTTTGTAAACAAAACGGAACATTTTTATTTAACTGATTAATAGAGTTTAGATAATCAAAGTTGTAATCGTATTCTTTCAAAAGAGTAAGTATGTATTGTTCTACTTGAGACTTACAATTAACTAAGTCATATTCTTTTTCAATATTACCAGTAAGATTATGACCTGCAAATGATGCATTATTCATATCGGTTTTAATTTCTTCTACTTCTTTTTTTATAGAAGAAAAGATGTCTATTGGAACTTTACCAAGGTAGTATCCTGTATTAGGAAAAGTGTAATAGCCGAAATTATTTTCTTTTTGCATTTTTTTTATATCTTCCCATAAAACTAGATAAAAAACTATATCTTAGCATTTTATTTTCAAACTCTTTTTCTGTAACTAGATGATTTTTTATTTTGATATTATATTCGCTTAGGGGCATGACATGCACTAACGGCTTACCTGCTGTAAATTCTATTCTGTTTGCTTTTTTATCTAAAAACATGTTAACGTGTGTGCTCATTTGATCTCTAAAATTAACTACTCCAGGTACAATATTAATTTTAAACATATTATTAATTAAATTCCACTGTGCTCCTGCAAAATAAAAATCAACACCTGTCTTTTCTCCTATTATCCAAGGAGAAAGCATTTTTAAGTGTTGCATATTATTAAACCCAGAACCTAATTGTCTTTCACTATGAGAAACTATTGGATTTAATTCGTCTGCAGAGTATTGATATCTATACTCTCCTTGACTATTAGTTTCTATGATAAGATCTGACCACATTGGAATGCAAAAGCCTTTAGAATATAAACTTAATAATGCATCACACCTTTTCAAAGTTGGCGTATCGTGTGAAATACCAGACTGAGAATTTTCTGCAACAAAATGGCTTTCTAAATTTTTCCACCATTCTGGATAGCATTTGTTTGCCTTGACTATAGGAAAATGTTCTACAATTGCAGGATTACTAGTAAAACAGTCTAATGTTATTGTTTTTCTTTTTATAATTATATCAAACATTTAATCTATCAAATTCTTTTTTATTTCTGACAAAATTATTTTATTTGTCCGGGTAGCCATAAACCGTTTGTATCTTTCAGCTAAAGGCACCCACGATTCCCATGTAGAAGATGATCCACAAGATGCTGCATACTTCATTAGTTGGTCATTCATCGTAAACCTTTTAAGTTCAATATCTAATCCATTAGTCTCAAAACTAATATACGCTAAAATTTCTTCTTTGTCAATCTTTAATTCAGTTGAATTTTGCCAAAGATTAATTTCTAAATTTAGTATACGAAACCATTTATCTATTTCAAGCTGTCCAGGTACTATTGATCCATATTGTGTATAAGGTGATTGATTAAAAAATGGCGAAGTAAGTTTAGCTGTAATAGGATCTTCAGTAAAAAATATATATTGAAGTCCGTAACATATTAATTGATTATCTTTTAAAGAAGGGCTATGTTCCATAGAAATATCGGTAAAATTTTTAGACTTAACTTTAGCAACACCATCTTCAAAGACAAAATGAGACTCGATTGGATTTTTAATTAAAAATGTATTTTTTGCTATATTTTTAAATGCTGGACAATAAAAAAAGTTATTGGTTTTTGATTCTTTACTTATATCGACTTTATAAAAGTCATACAAGGATTCAAGATCATAGTAAAACATGTTCCAGTCTTTTTCTTTTTCAAAAAAAACAGGCGCCCAGTATATAATACTTTTACTTTTCATTATCTGTACCTTGATATATATTCTTTGTGTGTCATTCTGGCCACTGTATCTTGATGTAATAAATTATCATTTACAGTTGTTTCAGCTTCAATTTTAACTCTACTATCGTGCATTTCATATTCTTTGCGAATATTTTCTGTATTAAACAAACCTAATCCGTGTAACACTAGGATATAGTGATCTTCGCTAAACAATATATATCTAGAATCTTTACGAAAGTCTTCCGAAACTGGCAATCGATTCTTCCAAATTTTTAATTTATCAGCTAGAGATGTAGGAATCTCTAATTGTTTTTGGTCTCTCCAAAATTGAGAATTATTTTTATCAACCATATAGTGTAACGCTATAAAATCTCTAATATTTTCTAATATAGACTTACAAGAGTCGTTGTAAGAATCTATAACATTTTGATCATAGTTAATTAAATTATTCATTAATAAAAAAGATTGCTGTATTGATGTGCCAATAGAGCTTGCTTCTAAAGGTTCTACAAAACTTGCAGATAGACCAATAGCAACACAGTTATTAATCCAAACTTTATCAAGTGCTCCAGGATCAAAATTTATTTGTTTTGATATCTCTATTTCCCTACCAAAATATTTTTCTACTTCTATTTTAGCTTCATCTTGAGTTATATAATTACTGTCATAAATGTATCCGTTTCCATACCTTCCCCATACTGGGATTCTAAACATCCATCCGTAATCCATTGCTTGTGCTAATGTCCAATTATTATAATTATTTTCATCATGTGTCGGAAATACAATAGCTGATTTCATTCTAAGATATTTTGAAAAACTTTGCCATTTAGCACCTAGCTTAGAAATTAAAAGTTTTTTAAATCCAGTTGAATCAATATAAAAATTGTATTCATATTGGGTTTTCTTTCCGTATAACTTGCCAATATCTCCATTATTTTTAACTTCGACATCGCAAATTTCGTCATCAATAATAAGTATTCCTAATTCAATTGCTTTTGAAGTCAGCCACGAATTTAATTTACTAGTGTTAAAATGGAACTGACTGGTTGGACACTGATCAGGATGGTCTAAAAACCACCTGTTAATTTCGTTAGACCAAGACAACTTAGAACTCATTGATTTGGAATCTAAATTTTTAGAAATTATGTTGGCATATACATGCGAGTACTGTCCATACTTTTGATTGTATTCAACTTGTACACTATGAAGATAATCCTTTTTAGCCCAGTCCTTAAACATAATTCCGCATTTTAATGTAGAGTCACAATATTTAAAGACCTCAGTGTGTTCAACTTCTAAAAAATTTAAAAAACTCTTCCAATGTTCAGTAGAACCTTCGCCGACTCCAATCGTTCCGATTTTTGAAGAATGTATTATACTAACTTTTAAAAAAGGAAATTTCTTTTTAAGAATAAGAGCAGAAACAAATCCCGCAGTGCCTCCTCCAACTATTGCTACTGATTGACAATTTTTCATTAAGATTTTTTTATTTTTTCGATAAATTTATCCATTTGTCTAATGTCACCACTAATGGCCACTAGTGGATATTGCATAGCATCTTTTCCCTGACCTTCAACTAAATTACCTTGATTTGCTACATATATCCCAGCTTCTTTTGCTAACTTATAAAATACAGAATTTTCCATATTGTATGCAGGAATTTGAGTTATTTTGAATCTTGATAACAATTCTTCTGATAGTTCATTATGTCCTAGTGATTTTAACCACTGAGATATTTCTTTAGCAGCTGATTGATGGTCTTCATTTAAACTTCCAAAGTCAAAAGCAGGTATTATATCGACAGTTTTATTTTCTTCCATTATTTTCTCCTTAATTACTTTGTTGATAAACCTTAGGAATTCCTAAAATTGGTCTTCCGTCTAGTGCAATATTATACGGTCCGTTTGCGTTATTGTAATGTAAAAATACTTGAGCATGATTTAAACCTATAAATCTTTCTCTCCAGTGCTCAACCTCGACTCCTTTATATAGTATCAAATCTCCTGGTTCTAAGTTTATAGGAATTCCATCAGGATTGTCTTTAGTTTCTACAAACATAGGCCAGTTGTAATCGCTATGCTCATTAGGATCTAAATTAGATGTATTATACCCTAAACAAAGAGTAGCACTAATTTCACAACTTTCTCTGTCCCTATGTCGAGCTAGAATTTCTCCTTGTTGGTATAATCTCCAATAACTGTATGTTGGAATTAAATCTTCTCCAACATATCTACTAATATTTTTTGTACTTGCACCTAATATAGTGTCCATAAAAGGATCAGCGTAGCAATTGTAGCTTATTGGAGCTTGTTCGTCACCAAACCTTCCATCCCATTCTGGCCTATACGCATCTTTTGCGTATAGAGTCATAAAGTCAGTCCTTTGTGCTTTTACTAAGCAATACTGATAGATAAGTCCTGCCATATTAACATCTATAAAGTTTTTTAGGACTAGGTAGTTGTTTTCTTTAAAATACTTGGCAGTTTTTTCGTACAACTCGTTTGATTCTTCTAACGATGTGTTATTCATAGTTTCCATTTTTTTTCCTATCTAAATGTTGTTGTGTGTTAAAAAAGAATGTTTGAGTTAATCTACCAGTGTACTTATCATTTCCAAACCCAGGTAGTACACTTCTGTAATACAAACATCCCTTAAATATCACTAATCGATTAAAAATGTTTCCGGCAAAATTAACTAATTCCCAAGAACTTTCATTTGTGTCCTTGTCAATTTCGTTTATTTCTCCAAAGTTTTCATAAACATTACTTTTTATATGTCTATAAATTCCTGTACCAGACAACGCTGGTGCATTAGGTGTAAGATATAATATTCCAGTGTACTCGCTTGCGTCTCTATGCACCCAAGTTTTGTCTCCTTCTAAGCATAATTGAAAACTACTAGTATCTACACTTTCTTTCTTAGATGAACCATTTATACTATGTTCGACCCATTCTATAATTTTTTTGTCAAGAATAGTTTCAATTTTTCCTTTAACAAGATCATTATATTCTGTATCGCATTGATAAGATCTTTGTCCAGGAAAATTTCCTGTGACAGGATAAATTGCATCTAATCCTGCTTGTCTAACATTAGCAGGTTTTTCTAAAAAATTATCAACAACAATAAAATTTAAATCCATAATAATGTCACTTAAAATTTGGTCCTTGCATCCAGGTGCTAAGAGTAATGCGTTTTCCACTAATAACAGGAGAAACTTTATGAAATAAGAAAGACGGAAATATTAAAAGACTTCCTGCATCATCTATTCCTTCTACTTTACGATCTTCGCCAAAAAATACAGAGAAATCTCCACCTTCGTACGGCCCAGGGGAAATATTTAATATCGCAGTTATCTTAGAGTCACACATTGTGCCTGGAAAATTGCAGTCTCTATGATACGGATATTCATTTAAATCATTTTCATATATGTTAACATTAATTCCTAATGGTCTTTCTTTAAAAAGATCATACCCGAAATAGTTATTATTTGCTTCATTTACTAAAGCAAAAAACCTATCTAATGTATTATTAAATTTATGTGTTTCGACAACATATGTATTTGCTTTTTTTCCAGGTGCAGGACTATCTTCAAATGTAGAACTCTTATTATTTTCACAAATTTTTAAAATTTCTGAACATTCGTCAATAGAGTAAATAGAGTTTAATGTATACCAATCATAAGGTGTCATTTTATTTAAACGGCTCCCCTAAACTCCAGAGTACCAAACTGTATCTTGTACCTTTAGTTACAGGTGTAACACAATGGTCTAAAAACGATGGAAAAACTATCATAGAACCCTGCGGCCTTATTTCTTCGCATTCGTAAAATTGTTCACCTTCAGAGTGGTGTCCAAAATCAAATTTTAAATTTCCACCGTCGTAATCACCCGGAGCATTTAAGTTTAAAGTTAGCGATAACTTTCTAACTTTTCCTACCATAGATTGATCAGTAGTGTATCTTTCAGGTAATTTTCCATCTTCTTTAAGAGGTAATGGAGTTACACCATGAATGTACCTTTTATAAATTCCATTGTGATCACTATCACCGTCTTTATGCCAAGAATAAAATCCGTTTGGGCGATATACAGTAAATTGAAAAGATTCGGAATAATCAAATTGAAAATTCCAACCAGCATCTTGATTGGCTTTGTGGACCCATGGATGAATAGCGTCATAAAGCCATTGATCGTTTAACCATGTAACTTCGCTGTCTCTTACATAGGTTTCTTCCATTCCTAACTTTTTAAGTTGAGACTTACTTAATTCACCTTGAGGTTTTGCATCTGGCATTGCACCTTTTTGTCTTTCACCAAACGTATATGCTTCTACATCATGGCCTTTTTCTTTTTCATCTTTTATCTTTGAAACACCTAAGTCAATAATTCTTTGACATGTTTCGGGTGGAAGTGCATTTTTAAACCAGTAATACGAATACTTTAATTGCATGTCTTTTTTCCTAACTTGTTCTATAAGTATATTTATTGCGTTGTATTTTCGTTTTTCTTAAAACTGAAATAGTAGCAGTTAATCGGTAACATATTTATATGATAAATAATACAATATGATAAGGATTTGAAATGTCATCAGCACCAATTGTAGATAGAATTAGAATTATACCAAGACCTGCCGATTTTTTAGGCCGTAATGTAGGTTCGTCAGGAGAGGTATTTTTTAACAAAGAAAGTAGTAGTCTTAGAGTATACAGTGGGAAAGATCGAGGCGGCTTCGAAATTGCTAGAGCTGATTTAAATAATGTAACTGTCACAAATGATGATATAAGCTGGATAGCATACGATGAACTTGCAGATTTACCTAGTGCAACAGATAACCACGGAATGTTTGCCCATGTACACGGCACAGGCAAGGCTTACTATGCACACGCAGGCGCTTGGGTAGAACTTGCAAATCAATCTGACATAAGTGGTGCATCCGATATATCAGATCTAACTGATACGACAAATTTACTATTTGACGGAGCATACAGTTCTTTAACAGGAGCTCCAAATGTTCCTTCAGTCCTAACTGATTTAGGCATCACAGACGGAACTGTAGATCAAGTTTTAACTACAGACGGCGCAGGCAACTTTACCTTTGCAGATGCAGCTTCAACGCAAGATGTATTTGAGTTTGTTACAAGTGACGACGGATCAACTGGAGCAAATGCTGTCAATGATACTTTAGGTATATTAGGTGGCACTAATATTGCAACTACAATTGCTTCTGGAACAGATAATGTAGAAATTAACATGACTGCCTTTAGCATTGATTTCTTAAGTGATGTTGATACTACTAGTAGCGCACCTACAACAGGGCAGGTACTAAAGTGGAACGGAACAAATTGGGCACCAGGCGCAGACGTTGCTTCGGGCGGTTCAGGGCTTGATGCTGATACATTAGATGGATTTGATAGTGCATATTATTTAAATTATAATAACTTTAGTAATACACCTAGTGTTCTTACACTAGCCAGTTTAAGCATTGGCGTTGAACTAGCTGCGAGTGGAGATGGAGCAATAAGTTATGACAATGCAACTGGCGTTTTTCGTTACACTCCACCAGACCTAAGCACATATCTTACTAGTGTACCTGCTCAGACTTTTGCAAGTTTAACAGGTAAGCCAACTACACTATCAGGATATGGCATCACTGATGCACAAGCAACATTAGTAAGTGCTACTAATATTAAAACAATCAACGGCACTAGTTTGTTAGGTAGTGGCGATATAAGTATTGCAGGTGGCGGCAGCGGAATTGCACTAACTGATCTAAGCGTTGGTACAGAAGGTTCAGCAAGCGGCAACGGCGCAATTGCATACAATAATTCAACTGGTGTGTTTACATATACGCCACCGGTTATTCCGGCAGCTGTAACTGCACTAACAGATCTAAGTATTACCGACGGATCAAATGGTCAAGTTCTTACAACTAATGGCAGTGGTACTTTTACATTTACTACTCCTGCTACGGGTGTAACTGCGTTTAGCTCACTAACAGATGCATCTGCGGCAAGCATAGATATAGGAAAAATATATGAACCTGCTATAGCAATGTTAAGGGTTGATAATGTTGGTACAAGTGCTTATACATTCTCTAGCCATTACAGTGGTAATAATCCTACTATATACGCTATTAGCGGAACTACACTTGCATTTGATTTAGATAACATAAGTGGACACCCATTTGAATTACAGGATAATACACTAACTGCCCTGACTAGTAACTTAGTACACGTTACATCAACTGGTACAGTTAGTACTAATTCAAACGCACAAGGTAAAAGTAGTGGAACATTATATTGGAGAATACCAGAAGGGTCTCCTGGCACATATGTTTATCAATGTCAAAGTCACTCTTCAATGTTTGGATCAATTACAGTTAAAGATCTTTCGAATATTTAATTATTTTATTTAATTCTTGGCGTAGTTTAATACTACGTTCTACGTTTTCTCTTATCTTAGTAGGATCAATAGATTTATTAGTTACATCATGAACTGCATCAATGTAACTATATTCGTTAGATAATTTATTTAAAAGATCATTGCATTTAGCTTTAGCAGTTTCGTTAGTAATTTGATCAATATCTTTTTTGTATTTTTTAAAATCTTTTTTAAATTCTTTAGATTGATGTATTTTTAACATTAGTTTAACCTATAATAATCATCTTGGTTATTATTGTTGCTGGTTTCAGCCATAGCACTATTGTCTGCTAAACTTTTTAGTGTAACAGGTAACAGTGTAGGCACTTCAAATACGCTTCCTTCTGGAAGTTGTTTAGAGTATGCTTTACCGTCTTTGGGATCTACCCATTGTACTTCAAATTTTCCTGCATTTACAAACCAACTCTTTTGACGGCTTTTGTGAAAATGAAGACGTGTTTGTTTATCTGCTTTTTCAAATACTAATATTTTACTACAATAATGTTCGTTATCTGTCCAAACAATGTCATATCCATAATCAGTTTGTTTTATGTTGTCCTGCATGTTAATCCATTAAATCTATTACTCGAAATACTGTTTCAAGTTTGCGTTGATTGGTTTTATTATTAAGTGTATTCTTTAACCCATTGTGTAATGGTCTTGGCCATTGTCCAAAATTAACCCATGCATATCCGTCATGTTCGTGATTAAGCATAGGTAAAAATTCTTGTTCTACTACACAAAGATAGGTGTGGAATAAAAAGTTAGTATCATTACTTACAAAAGTTTCCAAAGGCATTGTCTTTTTAATTTCAACAGTTCCAATTTCTTCGAAAATTTCTCTCTTTAATCCTTCCCATGGAGTTTCAGCCTTCTCATTGGTTCCGCCTACCAATCCCCATAGGTTTCCTGTACGTCCTTGAACTCTATGTAAAAACAAGAATCTTTTGGTGTTGAGGGCATAGAACAACGCTCCACTACATACAGTGATATTATCTTTCATACTAATAGTTATTTTAAAATGCTAGGCGCCAGGTGCCGTTTTGGTATTCACCGTCATATGCAAGTAGCCATTCGTCGTTTTCGTACTTGTATTGCTTACTTGTGTTCAAGTTAGTAGTATAAACAACAGTACTATCATCTGCACTAGCATCAAACACAATATGCCATCTCGTGCCATCCCATTCTATGATGTCATTTGCACTTGCTACAAAATCAGTTCCGTCTGCATTTTTCCAAGCATCCGGACCGTCATATGCACTATCACCTACACTTTCACTGTCATTGATATCACTTAGTATTAGTATACGTGGGTTTCCTGATTTTAGATCTGTAGGATTAGTTTTATAAGGATTTATAATATAGTCTATTTTGTTTCTATCACCGTTAGGACCATGCATAATTGTGTCTGCAGGGAAGCTATCGCTGTCCCATGAAATAGTTAATTCGTATTCATCTAACGGATTAATAACTGCGGTACCTACTAGTTCATTGGCAATGTCTGTACGTCTAAGTCTTAGTTCAGTAACACCACTATTAAAGTTAAACGGCATATCAGCAATATATCCTGTCCATGTTTGAGCACCAACTACACCTTTGTTTATAAGTTTAGCAGTGTTACCTAGTACTAGCAATCCGTAGTTGTCGTGTCCTGTGGTTAGTACTGAATCTACATCTGTTTTTAATATGCCTTCACTTGTAATTTGCTCTTCAATTTCACCAGTACCTGTAACAGCAATTCTAGTTGTTACATCGCTCTGCGGAACTGGTGCATCATCGTATGCTTGACTAATAGGTCTTGCAAGATCTAAATCAATTGTGCCCTTAGTTTCATTAAAAATACTTTGCACTACCTGTGTAATTACACCAAGGCGTTTTACTTTGACTGGAGGACTAATATAGATAGGTGTATTAAATGTCATTGTTGCAACATCTATTTCACTGTCTACTCCAACCGGTACACTTCTACTACTAAAAGTTAAATTTTCTAAATTCACTACACTTAAACTTGTCCAGTCAATGTAGTTGTCTGTGGTTTGTATTTCTAAACTAGGGTTAAACAGCATTAATATTTGTTCTAGTATTTGTAATTTTTGATCTGTATTAGAACTCCAAATATCCACATTAACTGTAAGTGTATACGGAGTAGGCATTAGTCTTTCAACTGTGTAGTTTTTGCCTTCTTTGTTTAAGTATTCGTTACCATCAGCATCATATGCTTGTTCACGTATGTTAACTTTGTTTATGTAACTAGAGTCAGCAAGTCTGTTAGTATCCATAGCTAGTCCAGTAATATAAACACTCATGCGCGGCGCACTTGGTATTTTATTTTCACTGTTGTCACGTATAATGTTTGCAACCTGACGTGTTAGATCTCCGTACATAACCGGTATTTGTGTAAGATTTCCTTTGCCGTCTTTGTAACTAAAGTTACTCATAAGGCGAACCATTTGGGTTATGTAGCGTCTTATCTGTCCGTCATAAAAGTGTTGCATTAGTTGTTTTCCGTACTTGGTGCTACAGTTTTTACAGCATTTCTATAGTAAAATGATTTAGGTGAAATCGCAATACGCAAAGGCCCGTCAACTTTTTTGTTTGGTTGCTTTGGCCCAACTGTTGAAATGTGGTCTCGTGCATTCACAGCATCAATAGTTATTTCCTTCATACTATCCCAGTCATACAGTGTTTTTGGCCAACCTTCAGCATGTAGGTATCCGAACTCATCTTTTTTAGGATTCTTAGTGTTTACTATTAAGTCAATACCAATTTCTTCTTTGATGTCGTTAATTTTATATTTTTTGCCGCCTATGGTATACTCAAATGATACGCCTGTAGGGAATTCAGGATCAACTGATCTCGGTACATAGTGTTTTTCTTTTCTTTGAAAATTAGGATTGTATTTCAATCCTTTCCAAACACTTTTTTCCATAGTATTCATGATTAGTCTGTGTAAATTTAAGACATTTTTCATAGCTTCTTTTTCTTCGTCACTTGCTTCAAAACTATCTTTGTCTTTGCTATCTTTTGAGTTTGATGCTTTAGATACCGAATCAATTTTATCAGCTTCTGAATCACCAACTATTCCCCAACTTTTATATGTTTCTTGAGGTTTTGCTTTCTTAGCTGATGCTTGTACTTTAGCATCAAAGTTGGGCATAGTAGTTAACGACTTTGGTACATTTCTTATAGTAATTTTTTTACCACTTGCAAATGTAACAGCAATAATTACTTTCTCACCTGATTCTACTACAGTTTTTAAATCACTCCATCTCATTGTAACTCCTCCCAGTCAAATTCTTCAACATCTCCCGGTGTGTCATCTGTTTGAGGAGAGTTAGGTTTAGGTTTTTTTAAATCTTCTGCTTCTTTTTCAGCAGCTATACGCTCGGCTTCTTTTTCAGCTTCTATTCTTTCTTTTTTTAGTTTGTCAGCTGCAATACGAGCTTCTTCAGCTTCTTTTTCTAGTTTATCAAGTTCTGCTTGCTGACGTTCTTGTTCAGCTTTTGCATCAGCTGCGTCTTTTAATCTCTTAGCTTCTGCTGCTTTCTTTTCAGCTTCAATAGCATCAAGTCGTTTTTTCTCTTCTGCATCTGCAATACGTTTAGCTTCTGCAGCTGCATCGGCTTTTTCTTTAGCTTCTTTTGCTGCCTTTTCGTCTGCAATACGTTTGGCTTCTTCAGCTTCCTTGTCAGCTTTTTCTTGTGCAATTCTATTTTGTTCTTTTGCTTCTGCAGCATCTAAAGCAGATTGAATATCTGTTCTAAACTTTGGTCCAATTGCTTTTGCAAATCCTGGATTTCCGTCTAGGAATGCTAAAGCACCTTCCAAGTCATTGTTGTCTAGGAAATTTCCAAATGTGGCCATTTCAGTACCAAACTTATCATTAATTGTTTGTCCACCTTTAACATCTGTACCGCCGTCATTGTCTGTACCTTTTTTATTTCCACCAATTACGCCGTCATTGTCTGTACCTTTTTTATTTCCACCAATTACGCCGTTATTATCTGTACCTTTTTTATTTCCACCAATTACGCCGTCACCGTCTCCGAATCCAAAATCTGCTTGTCCAGCGGCTAGCCAACATTTCTTAATTTTAGCGGCTACTGCCGGATCTGGAAATTGTTGTAAATATCTTTTTATATTGTGTTCTAATCTTTTCCAGCTATCTCCGTAAAACATTTTAAATGAGTCAGCATCCATATCTTTTTGCTTCTTTTTTAACCTGGCAATACCTGCACATAGTTCATCACCGGGTTTAAAATTTTCTACTATCTTTAAATCTTTATATCTCATTATTCATCTGCCTTTGGTCTTAATGCTTTAGATAGGCTCTGTCTTTCTTCAACTGTTTCACCTGCAATAGTATTTGTTGTAGTATTGTTCACAAAAGTACCTTTTTGGTTTGTTCTATTGTTTGTACCAGTTAGTGTCATACGTACATTATCTTCTTGTTTGACCCAACGAGCACCGTCATATCTAAAAAGTCTATTAGGAGAAAAATCTGTGCGTAAGAAAAAATCACCTACTGTAGTGTTAGACGGAAAACTTATACCGTGGCCAAAAGATTCACCATTAGTTGGTATGCCATCTCCTAGCAAGTATCCGTTATATCCTGACTTTACAGCTGAACGCATAGTATCAGGAATATCGTCACCATCTGTGTCTACTAATTCTGTGTTGCCATTTTCATCTAATTGTAAACTAAAATAATGACTAGTATCATAACCTGCTTTAGGCGCATCAGCTTCAGCTTGTGCAACTACAGCATTGTTAATTTGCATCTCTTTGTCATATGTAGATAAAAGACTGCGTAAAGTATCTGCACCATCTGCACCTTCTTCTGCAGGTAAGTCTAATATTTCTTTAAATTCTTGAGAATCGACTATTTGTTTTAACTTTAATCTGTACAAATGTGGAT